CACGACCGCCGAGCAAGGTTTCAAGCGACCCCGCATGGCATGAGTGCAAGTATTGTTCGTTCCATGGTTTTTGCCATAACAGCGAGATGCCGACGCAGAAATCGTGCCGAACCTGTATGTACTCAACTCCGCTGCCAGAGGGTACTTGGAAGTGCGAAAAGCATGACCACTTGTTAACCGACTCTATGCAACGTAAAGGCTGCGACGACCATCTCTTTCACCCTAATCTTGTGCCGGGTGAGCAGACCGATTACGGTGAGGGCTGGGTGGAATACACGTTAAGCGATGGAAGCAAATGGACAAACCGGAGCTGCTCATAGAGGACGATGATGAATTCACATTCTCTAATGAGGAAATGTATTTGGTATTGAAGGCGCTGGATGTGTACGCACACGCCATGCTTCTTAGCAACTCTACTTCTGAATTTCTTGAAGTACAGAAACTTGCTCAATACATACTGAAAAAAATGCCAAGGTCAGGACTTAACTCGTGATTACTTTACGCCCCTATCAAAACGAAGCCATTGAGTACACGTTTAAATACTTCAAAGAGTACGATGGCAATCCGCTGATCGTTCTGCCCACCGGCACCGGCAAGAGTTTCGTCATTGCTGAATTTTGTAGACAGGTGCTAACCAACTGGGGCGACTGCAAGATCGTGGTCGTGACCCACGTACGGGAACTGATCAGGCAAAACTACGACGAGCTAAAACGACTGTGGTCCGAGGCCAACGCGGGCATCAACTCAGCCGGTTTAAATCAACGCGACTTTGAGCCGTCAATCGTATTCTCTGGGATACAGTCGGTGCACAAACACGCGACCAAGTTTACGAAGGTCGATTTGTGTCTTATCGACGAAGCGCATCTTATTCCGCGTAAGACCAATACGATGTACCAAAAGTTCCTTAAGACCCTGAAGGTGATGAACCCTCACATGCGGGTGATTGGGTTGACGGCTACACCATATCGCTTGGACAGCGGGCTGCTTTGCTCCGGTAAGGATGCCCTCTTTACGGACATCTCCTACGAGGCTTCTTTGGCCGATATGGTCAAGCAGGGCTACCTAACCAAGCTCGTCTCCAAGGAACCCAAGACCCGGCTGGATGTCACCGGGGTCAGCACCCGAGGCGGCGAGTTTGTGGCCGGAGAACTGGAGCGGGCGGTAGACAAGGACGATGTGAACCGCGCTGCCGTTAAAGAGATTGTGGCGTTTGGGCAACAGCGTAAGTCATGGCTGCTCTTCTGTGCAGGCGTATCCCACGCGACCCACATTGCCGATCTCGTCCGTAGCCACGGGATAACCTGCGAGACGATCTTTGGGGATACTCCTAAAGCCGAGCGTGATCGCATTGTGGCGGACTTCAAGGCGGGGCGCATTCAGGCGCTGGCCTCTATGGGCGTACTCACCACGGGCTTTAACGCGCCGTCTGTGGACCTGATTGCGCTGCTCCGGCCTACTCAGTCCGTTGGACTCTACGTACAGATCATGGGCCGTGGCATGCGTAACCACGATGGGAAGCAGGACTGCTTGGTGCTGGACTTCGCAGGCAACGTCGCCCGACATGGGCCAGTGGACCGCATCAATCCCAAGAAGCCGCGACGTAGCGATGAGGCAGGAGAAGCCCCCACCAAGACCTGCCCCGAGTGCAAGAGCATCGTTCATGCGGCAGCGATGGAGTGCATGGACTGCGGGTACATCTGGCCTCCTCGTGAAATCAAGATCGACCGCACGGCTTCGACGCTACCTGTGATGGCGGCTGCGATTCCGGAGCAGTGGGTCAAGGTCAACGCGGTGTACTACCGCCGCCATGAAAAGCCCGGTAGCCCCGACAGCATGCGAGTCGAGTACCGCTCTGGGCTGATTACTTACCGCGAGTGGATCTGCTTTGACCACCGGGGGTATCCGCAGGAGAGGGCACGCAAATGGTGGCAGCGTCGAATGGCCGGTCCCGGGATATTACCGAAGAGCACAGCCGAAGCCATCGCTCAGTCTGACTCGCTGCTGAAGCCTGCTGAAATCAAGGTTCGTAAGAATGGAAAGTACACCGAAATCACGGAGTTTAGGTTTATGCCCGATCTGCCATCGGGAAGAACGGGGATGGATATACGACCCTCGCTCTCGCGTGCCAGTTGATTACCAACGGACCAAAGCACGTTTCTGTTCAATCAAATGTATGGATGCCTACATGATCGACAAATCACCAAGAGAAGTCGTCGCCATCAACGATGCGGTCGCTGCCGCTGGTCACTTCATTGAGGCCACGGGAGTCTACGACTTTATGAAGTTCACGCCGGATCAGTTTGATGAGTTCATCGAAGCCATCATTACGGCTTACGTGGAGTCTCTTCAGCAGCAGACTGAGGAATCCGAACTGGTTCGCTTCCCCTGACGTAGCCGTTGCCCCGGCAGATCTCTTGGTTGAATGAGGTCAACACGATTCCAGAATACTTGGGATGTGAACACCACCCCTCGCCTTCATACGTCTTGATGAAGTGCTTACACGACTCGCAGCGCATTACAACTTGACCCCTCTAAACCACGCATCACCGTGCTCAACCACACAGAGTTCCGGCTGCAAGAGCTTGCCCTTGTGGAATGTCAGCACCGCAAAACCTGAGGCCCAGTTAACGGGACCGGCTTCGGTGTAGTTGAATTGCGGACCATACGGCTCAGCCATGGTGCCTGTATCTACACCGTACCTGCGGCCACGGTAATCCGCCCAAGGCGTAACCTGAAGCTTATGCAGGTGCCCGTGCACGTAGGACACGCCCGCCTTGAGGGTGCTGTTATAGGCCGAGTGAACGCCACCCGCGACAGGCCGATGCCGGATCGTAGTCCAACCGTCTGTATGATTGTTTAAATGCACGCACCATCCCGCACGCCAGCGGGGTAGATAGTCGAGCAGGGTCATGCCGGTCATCTCTTCCAGTTCGCCCACGCGGCTGGAGAGGTAGTTCTCAAACCGGGCATCGTGGTTACCAATGGTGCGGATCAACTTGGCCTTACCCGCAGCCCGCTCAATCTCTGCGCATCGGTCTTGAACGGCAGCGATCTCGTCCTTCATCTGCGGCTGCTTTTCCCACATGATCCGCGCATGGCGGCTGATGCGAGCGCCGTCCAAGATGTCCCCGTTCAGGATCACCATTTTCGGACTAAGCTGCTTGGCTAACTTACAAAAGGCTTGATGCGCCTTGGTCACGATACCGGGCCAATAATGACAGTCCGAGGCGATCAACACGACGCCATCGGTGACCGTATCAGACATCTCGGTTTCGTACTTCTCTTGCCGAATCTTGGCCAGTTCGTTGAGCCTGTCCCCAATTTTGTTTTTGATGCTACTGGAAGGCACGCTCTTTTGATCGCTTACAAGAGAAATACCGTACCTTTGCTCTACTATCCGTCGCCTTTCGTAGACGGATCTCACATTCATCTTGAAGTGTTTGGCAATTAAGCTCGCTTTATTAAACCGTTTCCAAGCATCTATAAACTCGGAATCGTCTGTGTATTTGGGCATGATTACTTCTTGGTGATTTTGATGCCGAGTTCCTTACGGCGTTTTTCCGTAGCCTTGTCATCCCTAACAGCCCGCCATTCAATATGGCCGTCTACCACGCGGAACTCTTCCTTGTGTACAAGTGCACAGTCACAGCACTCCGTGTGCGTGTAACCCCTCATGCGGTACCACTTCCCATCCTCAATCTGGACAGGGATGTACTTCTCCCGCTTTTTCATGGGCTTGACTCTACCTGCTTGAGTAGCGTCTTAGCAAGTCCTGTTCGGCATGAGAGTAGATGGGACCGCCTTTAGCTTTTTTTTCAGGAGGAGCCATTCGCTTCATGTACTTTTCGTTTACGCCTTCTATGCGACGGGTAAAGTCTTCCGAAGCCTTAGTAAACTCTTCCTCAGAAATCATGCCCTGTTCGTACTTACGCTGAATGTCCATGTACTTTTTATTCAAGGCATCGTATTCGCGCTTCATGGCAAACTGCTGCTGAACCGTCAGCTTATCTAC